AGCAGCTTACTAAGCTTGGCCGTTTTACTAACGTTGAGTATTTATGCTTATCATGCCGAAACAGCACTTCAAAAAGGGTTGTCTGTTGGGGTAGGTGTTGGGCAGATGATAGGCACTATGTTAGCTAATTCGCTAGTAGCAGGCATTCAAAGAAAGCGCGGTACCAACCTTGATGACTTTATTGATGCAGAAGCTGAGGCAGACCGAAATTGTTTTAAGTGTTGATAATTTATTGACAGATCAAATTTAGATCAATAATAGATCAATCGCAATATATTGTGTTTTAAATTGCGTAAAACCACTACATATAGTATTCTGTGTGAATGAGACAGAGGGTAAAGCACAAGTTTTGTGCTGTTTCAGTTACGCATGACGCGATTAAATTTCCATCAAAAGCAGAAGCAAGGCGCTATAAAGAGCTAAAAATTCTACAGCTCTCGGGCGACATCATCTTTTTTTTACGACAACCGCTATTTGACTTACCTGGCGGTGTTACTTATCGCGCCGATTTTATTATTTTCTGGGCTGATGGCTCAGTCACTATCGAAGATGTCAAAGGCTTTGAAACACAAGAATTCAAAATTAAACGCAAACAAGTTGAGTCGCTTTACCCAATAAAAATTGAATTAGTAAAGGTCAAGCCTAATGGCGTTCAAAAAGGGAGTTAGCGGGCACAAGGCGGGAAGACCAAAGGGCATTAAAGATAAACGTTGGGTGGCTGCTGATGTCATTCAAACGCTTAAAGCTAACTCGTGTAATCCGTTTGAGCTGATGGCTCAGTGGGCGACAGATGAAAAGGTTGATATGAACATACGCTATCAATGCGCGAAAGAGCTAGCTAAGTATGTAGCGCCGCAATTAAAAGCTGTTGCTGTGGCTGTTCAAGATGAAGATAGAAATAAGCAGCTTTACAACATTAATTTACAACGTCAACAAGGGGTAACGTATGACGCGACAAGTGAAGGTGAAAAAGATGAGGAAGCAAGTATCGTCGATGCAGCAAGTCAATAGTTTTTTTTCAATGTGTAGCGAGCTAATTGGCAATATGTGTAATCGCATTGACGTCGATATACATAATTATTTTACAGATATCGTTGCTAAGACGGTTAAAGAGTCTGAAATATCAGGAGATGAAAAAAAAGAGTTCCTGCATTTTATTTCAAGCACGATGCAAGACTGTCAAAAAATTGTCAAAGGGCATCATGATGGCATGCAGCAAAGCTTGAAACGCAATTTAACAAAGCATGTTGATGAAAAACAAAATGAACTGAAGCGAGCGGAAACACAACAGAATGCCTAATTACGTACCGTCTTTAACACTCGAGCAATTTCACGCGTCAAATAAGCGTGTGCGTCTTATTCTTGGCGCGGTTGGTAGCGGTAAATCTACCGGCTGTATCATCGAGTGTTATACGCGCGCGTTAGAAATGCCCGTTTGTATTGACGGTATTAGACGTTGTCGCGTGGCGATTGTGCGTAATACATACCCTGAACTTAAAACTACAACGTTAAAGACGTGGCAAATGTGGTTTCCGCCTCGCGATAGAGAATTTAATCAAGCACCGCCTATGTGCCATACCATGGATTTCATCGATGATTACGGCATTCGCTGTGTCTTTGAATTTTATTTCTTGGCGCTTGATAGTGAGCGTGATGTATCAAAACTTTTGTCATTAGAGCTTACATTCGTTTATTTCAATGAGGTAAGGGAAATACCTGAAATTGTTTTTGAAATGGCTTTAACACGTATCCCTCGTTTTCCATCTGCACAAATGATTAATCATCAACACTTTTGGTCTGGCGTTATCGCTGACACTAATGCGCCAAACGAAGATAGCTGGATTGTTGATAGGTTCTTTGTGAATAAAAACAAATATCCAGATTACGAACTGTTCTTACAGCCTGCACCATTAATTTACAATGAAGACAACGAGCTTGTAGAGAACCCATTAGCCGAGAACATTGAGTTTTTAAATGGCGGTTATAAATATTATTGGGATATGTACAAGAACTTAAGCGAAGAAGCTTTTAACGTCTATGTTTTATGTAAATTTGGTTCTACCTTTAATGGTCTTGCAGTTTATAGCGAATACAACGATAGAGTTCATCGCGCTAGTTATAACATTGAGATTGAGACAGATAATACCTTATTAATAGGATGGGATTTTGGGCGAACGCCTGCGGCTGCATTAGGCCAACACATCAATGGACAATATAGAGGAGTTGACGAAGCGTTTACAAAAGGCAGCTTAGGTCTTGAGCAATTCGTCGAGCAAATCGTTATTCCTAAAATTGCGCACGTGCGCGGTAAAGTACCGATAATTAGTCCTTCAGACCCCTCAGGCGTTAGACGCAATGATACTGATGAAAACTATTGCATAGGCGTTTTAAATCGGTATGGATTTAATGCTAAACCTGCGCCATCTAACAAACCAAAAATCAGAATCGATGCAGTTCGCGGTTTTATGAACCGCATGATACACGGGCAACCCGCTTACTTGTTATCGCATAAATGCAGAATGTTACATGAGGCTAAATTAGGCGGCTATCACTATCGTGAAATACATAATTCGGTAGGGCAGAAAAAGTATAGCGATGACCCAGACAAAAATATTTATTCGCATATATCAGATGCTGAGCAATACGCGATGTTATACGCATCATCAAAAGACTTAACAGAAAAAGATAGGGCGCCTGTGCCTATTCGTGTCAAAGGGCAGTGGATTTACTTAAAAAGGTGACAAAATGAATCAATACAAAATAGACTTTCGTAAAGATGAGGACGTTTTAAGATACGCAAAAGAATGCGTGAATATTTGGAGTGATTTTATACAAGATGTTGCTGACGATGCGTGCGTAATGCGTAAGTTCTTATACAAGGATGGCGGTCAATGGGATAGTGAATCAGCTGAGGACAGGACGAATCGCGGCAAAACCTGTTTAAGCGTAAACGTTATTCGCCCTGTAATTAGAAAAATTATTTCTGAGCAGCTTGCGAATGATGCTCAGGTTGTTACAGTGCCAGCGAACGCAAAGATACCGACAAAAGTAATCAAAGCTAAAACAGGCTTGTTTAGAGATATTTGCTATAAGTCAAATACAAGCATGGTATACGCGACATGCTATCGAAATATGATTGATACATCATTTGGGGCTTATTATGTGACGACAGATGACGAAAGCCCTTACTCTTTTAATCAAGTATTGCGATACGAACCTATCAATGATTCATTGATGTCAATCTTTGACCCGTATGCTAAAACCATGCATAAAACAGATGGCAATTTCAGTGGCTTTTACTCAGCGATTGGGTGTCGAGAATATTATGAGCGTTATGGCGAAGATGATATTGACCCTTCTACGCAATCTTACCCAGTGCAAAATGGTGAAATATTCGACGGTTTCAATAAGGGTAATGTAATCGTTTTAAACTTCTACGCTCGAGAATACAAGCGCATTAATATCGTACGCTTAGACGATGGCTCTGAGATGTCAGAGACTGTATTTAATGATATTAAAGAGCAGTTAACGGCAAAAAATGAAGAAGCCAAAGAGATATGGTTAGCGGCTGGGAATGATGAGAGCGAGTTTGATGAGCCATATCACATTCCTGCCGTAGCAAAAAGAAAGCGCTCGATTGAGTGTAAGATTTGGTATTTTTTATTATGCAAAGACAAAGTTCTTGAACGTATCCCGCTCCCGCTTAAAGAACGACTGCCAGTCGTTTACATTCCGGCAGAAGAAGCGATTATTGACGGCAAAAAACTGCCTGTCCTCTTTGCTAACGATGCTAAAGCACCTCAGCAGCTTGCTAATTACTGTGCATCCGAAATGTTGGATAGCATTAACCGTAGCATTGGCGCGCGCGTAATAGCACATAATGAATCGGTCGAGGAATATCTTGATGAGTGGGCGCGCCCGAGAGAAACAAACCTTATGCGTTACGTGACACCGGAATCAAACCCTAATGCAGAACCGCCCAAACTTGTGGTGGCTCCATCAATTGACCAAGGCGTGCTTGCTCTTTATCAGCAATCAATGAATGACATCAAAAGTGTAATGGGTCGATTTAATGAAAATATGGGTGACCAATCTAATGCCGTATCTGGTGTGGCAATTTTAAATAGACAAATGTCCGGCGATATGTCAGTTGGCGTTCTGCCACATAACTTAAATTCAGGCATCGCAGAAGGTGCAAAAATTATATTCGAGTGGATGCCTTATGTTTACGACACGGAGCGTGACGTAATCGTACGAGGCAAAGACAATAAAGCCGAATACATGACTATCAATCAAGTAATGGGAGTTGATGAATTTGGTAACGATATTATGCAAACACAAATTGGCACTCCGGGTGAGTTTACTATTGAAGTATCGGGCGGTATGTCGTTTGCTGCGCAACGTTTAGCCGGTATGCAGTTCTTGGCTGACATGGCAGGGGATGACCAAAATCTAAAAAGCATTAGCTATGACTTGCTTGTCGAAGAATCTCCATTTTCATGGGCGAATGAGCTTGTGCGTCGTATGCGTGAGTCTGGTTACATCAACCAAGAAGTATTAGCAGATGAAAATGGCGAGCAAGTTAAGAAAAAAGAACCTTCAATGATGGAGAAAATGGCTAAAGCGCAAATGATTATGCAGTTTAAAGAGCTTCTATACAAAGAAGAAGAAATGAAAATGAAAAAGCTAGAAGGAAAGCTGAAGATAATCAAAGAAATGGTGGACATCAAGGGGCGCGTAGACTCCAAGAAAGCCGATATCTTAATTCAAAGCCAGAAAAATTTAGCTGACAACGTTGCATCTTTAGCTGAGCTTGAAAAGACAGCAGCAGAAACAGGTAGCGATAGTGCCGCAGAAGCTGCCAGCGCTATCGAAAATATAATCAATGAAGAATTTGACAGATTGTCAAAAGACTTGGGTTAACAACAAAGAGAGGGTGATATGAGTATCGAAAATGAAAATCTTGATGAAGTAATGGCGGAAACTTCCGCAGCTGAAAAGCAAGAGCAGGTCACGGAAGAAAAAGACGAGCTAATGGAGGAGGTGTTTGCCGAGCTTGGTCTTGACGACGAAAGCAAAGATGAAGATTCAGAAACAAAAGAATCTTCCGAAAGCGATGACGAGGACGTCGAAAAAGAAACAAAGCAAGAGGCGCCAAAACCGAAAAGGAAACAAAATCCTTTCAAGAATCGTTATGAAGAAATTTTGTTTCAAAGACGAGAAGCGCAAGAAGCTGCTGACAAAGCGACGAAAGAGCTTCAAGGGGCTAACCTTAAGATAAAAGAGCTTGAGTTAAACATTAAAGAGCTGCAACAAGTATTGTCTAAATATGAAGATTTATTTTCCCAGCTTGAGAGCGGTTTAAAAGCCGGTGGCGCAGAAGGCGAGCAGGCAGCCAGTGGGTTAAGTCAGTTTTTGAACGGCATCAAAACAGAAAGCAAGGCTCAACATCAAAAACCGATGACACAAGAAGAAATAGACGAGCTTGTGGATAGGCGTATTAAAGAAAAGCAAACTGCTTCTATTCAGGAGCAAGAAAAGCAAGCCGTTGCAAAAAAAATTGTCGATGCGTGGGCACCAAAATTAAAAGAAGCCAATGAAAAACTTGGCGATGATTTTAGGCTTTTTATGACTGAGTTTTTGCAAGATGTTGACAAAAGTAAAGTAGATGTTATGCTATATCTAGGCGACAAAGATTACGCAACTGAAACTTTGTACGCTGTCTACAAAGACAAAAACTTCAAGAATCTTTCGCTTGTAGATAAAATTAAATATATCAACAAGCGCAACGCTCAAATTACCAATCGTAAAAGAGCGGTCACAAAATCAGAGAGTATCCCGAAATCAAATGCGAGTGCGGGAGTCACTACAAACTCTGGTCGTCAATCATTCGCAGAGTATCGTAAAAACAAATATCAACGCTAATTTTTAGCGGTCTATTTTCTAATGCCACAGCTATGGCATTTAGGTCTTGTGCGCTGTTTCCAGCGGTTTAAATCTTATATTTAAATGCATAGGTAAATACCATGGCTGTAACTAATATTTTCCAAACGTCGGATTTGGTGATAAATGACATCATTGACGATTATTCAAATTCATTGGGTACCACTTATCTGGCTACCCCATTTAATAACTTTAATGATAATGCAACTGTCGGTACCTCGATGCGCGCCACTTATCCGTTGCGCTTTCAGGCTGTTGACACGTTAGCTGTAACTGATAGTGACTACAACAGCTCTGTTGATAGATATGTGAATATCGCTCTAACAACTGAAACAGCTGTACCAATCAGCATTACCGCTAAACAAATGACCTTCTCATCTAGCACGGTGACGGGCGATGAGTTCATGAAAAAGTTCGGTAACCCAATGGCGATTGCTGCTGCAAACCGAATTAATGCTGCTAACTTATCGGCTTTAGAGTTGATTTTCACGGATGCAATCGGTGACCCAACGGCGGCGCTAAACGGTATTACGACCTTGACTACTGTAAATGCGCAAGCCGCTAACATGGCGATTAGTCGCAAGTATGGTTTGGGTGATTTGTATATGGGGCTTTCTCCTAATACTATTGGTCAATTAAAAATCCCTTACGCAACGTACTTCAATGAAGGTGTGAACAGTCCTATTTTGAAAAATGCTACTACTGATAGCGCAACGTTAAGCGGCGTTCACTGTTATCAAGATGAGCAAATGATTGTTCACACTAATGGCACATTTGCTACAGGCGGTAGTGTTACGGTTGCTGCTAACGTAACATCTGGCACGATTAACGACACCAGCACTGCCGTTAACTTAGAGGGTTTTACCGCTTCTCAAACAGGTGTATTGGTCGTAGGTGACTTAATTTATTTTGGCTCAACCGGAAATTATGTCAACGCGATTAACCCGCTTGCTTATAACGCGTACGGCAATCCTAAGAAGTTCGTTGTGTTAGAGGATGTAGATTCGGATGGTGCAGGTGACGCAACTGTAAACGTGTTCCCACCAATCGTTTCAACAGCAACAGACCCTTACAGAAACGTTTCACGCCAAGTTGTGTCTGGCGATGTGGTTACTTTATTTGGTGGCGCTAATACAACCTATACCAAGAACTTCTGTTTCGTGCGTCCTGCGCTTCAATTCGCTAACCCCAAAGTGGCTACTTACCCAATTTCAGGTAAGGACGGTCAGAAACTTAGCGCTTATCCGCATGAACAAACCATTGTAGAAACTGTTCCTGAGACTGACTTAAGGATTGCTTTCAATATTGCTGCTCAAGGTGACTTGAACGCATTTGAAAACAATTTAATCACACGTTCTATTTCAGGTTTCACGGCCTTTAATGGTTACGGTTTCGTAGTAGCGAGTAGCATCTAATGCATTTATTGATGGCCTTTGATGAAAATTTGCATATTCATGTTTTTAAAACAGAGCAAGAACGTGCAAGACAAATGAAACGTTTTGGTTTATTCCTCACGGAAGAGGAGGCCAAGACTTTTCAAGCATCAAAGGCTGTCGATAAACCTAAAAAGGCTGAAAAACATGGCGTGCGAAGTAGAAAGAAGTCCAATAAATCAAATGATACTCGATGCGTATCAGTTAGCGGGGAAGCCTCAGCAACAAGTGCTTGAGGGCGTCGATGTTCGGCTTGCAGAAAGATTAATTAATGAAGTGTTAGCGCAATGGAGTTCTGCCAACATTACTATTTTCTTTAACGCTACCATTGTTTTCGATGCAGGCACCAATTCTGATACCTATATCATTGGCTCAAGCTATTCTGCGCTTGAAGATAATGAAGTCTTGGTTAATAAAAATCCATTCAATACGATTAGGTCTGCATTTTTTAGGCTAAGCAACCTAGATTACCCAATTAAGTATTTAGAGCCTAAACAGTTTGACGGTATACCACTTAAAAGAATAGGCGGTTATCCACAGTATTACACCTATGAAGTTCAGCAGGATTATACCATTGTACGCTTTTATCCATTTCCTCAATATGGAATGGTGATGAAACTGAAAGGGAAACAAAAACTTTCTGATGTAACATTGTTTGAAACAAATGTACCTATTCCAAAATATGCTTTTCTTCCACTTAAATACTGTTTAGCAAATGAGTTAATTAACTCCACAGGTGGAAATCCTCAGCCTAATTTTTATAACGATTTAAACAAACACATGGCGCGACTCATGCGCTCAAATAAACAGGACGTTACATATGAATACAATTTGCCGTTTAAGCCAGTGGGTAAACGCGTTTCGGTAGGTAGGCGCTAATGGGTATAAAGCAAATAGTAGACTTCCCAGTTATTGGTGGTAGCAACCATCAACGTTCAGCGGCTTTCGATAGTCAGCTGTCCGTTAATTGCTATCCGTTTTATGACCCAGTTAGCAAAAGCTGGATTATGTATCCCTATGCCGGAAGTAAAAAGCTTCTCGATTTAAATGTCGGCGCAAATGATTTCAAAGGGCGCCCTGGCGGCCACGCATCTACAGAGCAAAAAGCGTTTGTTGTGGTTGGAAATATTGTTTTTGAAATAGATGTCAGCTTAACTGCTACTGAAATAGGGACGATTGCAACCACCACAGGATTTGTTTCAATGGTGATTGTTTATAAATACTTGGTAATAGTGGATGGCTCAGGCAAATGGGTTTATGACATTGAGCTAGGCACCTTTAACGCTATTACAAACCCAGCGGCGCCACTAAGCCCAACTTATGCAACAGAGCAGCAAGGATTTGCGCTTTTAAATGATGCAGGCACGCAAAAGCTTACCCAAGCCGCACAGAATCAACCGCAGAATTACAATGCCTTGGCGACCATTCAAATATTTGAATGGTCGCCAAGGCAT